GCAAGTATAGAATTGTTAGTAAAAATTATTGCAATCCATAAACCAGATGCAAACATACAAACAGCAATCAAACAACAAATAGATAATTTAAGAAATAAAATTATATACTTCGAGGATACATTATAATGAATAAAAAAATTACCGTAAGAAAAAAAGAATTAGCAACAAATAACGCTATAAAACAAGGGCTTATGAAGAAGAATCCAGATAACTATAAATACTTATATACTAAATATTATAATCTGGATAATACACATCATGATATATTTTTAAATAAAACTACTGGGGACTACGAGTCTGTGAGGGTGGAGCTATGGATAGACGACAGCGAGATATAAAAATTTTGGAACGTTGGCTAAAAAGATTTGACCCCGCTAACCCTTATATGGCATTCTTCCATGTAGGCACTAGCCGGGAGCAGGTTATCAAACAAAAACAGAAACTTAAAATTTTAAAACAACAGCGAGGGGAATGAAGATGGATAAAGAAATATTTAAATATGAACCACACAATTGTGAATATACTTTTGACGGAGATATTTTATTAACTAAACACGCAGATGAAACCGAGTGGGAAGAAATAAACCGTTCACATTGTATTGCCGAGGGTATTAATCACCATGAAGTTTATAAACATTTTGGTAAAGAGGGTGATTATATACAGGAATTGTGGGCAGAATTACAATGGATTATTAACGACAAAACATATGTTGCTGTTAGTGAAAATGGTGAGAAGATTAACGATTTTAATATTAAGTATAATGGTTTTGAGTATCTTCTTTATGATGTATCAACAGAGGGGTGAATATGAGTGATAGTGATAAATATGAATCAAAGAAAATATTTATTTCAGATGAATTAAATAAATGTGAAAGTTGTGATTTTGTATCTGATTTTTATGCAAATTATAAAGGGGAATGTGTTTGTCCTCAATGTATGTCAACAGATTATTATATTGTAGAAGATGACAAGATTGAAATGGCATGGATTCATGGGTCATGGCATCAAGGGTGGAATGAAAAATGAATCCAATATTATTTATTAAGTTATGTTTGTTATCATTACCAATTTGGATATGGATAGCAGTGGGAATATTAATTTATTACGGAGAAAAGACATAGACATTTTAAATAACAGGGGTACAATCATAAGCAAGACTATGATAACACCCCATTATCGTCAAGTGAGGAGGTAATATGACTAAGAAATATGTAATGCAAAGCTACGAAGTATTTATTAAGGAAGTAGAGGTAACCGCAAACTCACAAGAGGAGGCAAAAAATAAATATGATAGAGGAGAGTATAGTATTACGAATGAATATTATTTAGATATTGACAACGATACATGGGGCGAGGTAGTATCAGAATATGAGGGAGAAATTAAGAAAAAATTACACTAGTAATACTTGCTAAAGCTTGAGGGGTATAACACTACCCCTCTTTTTTTTACCCTCTTCATAATCCCTTTCTATTTCTCGTATTATTTCCAAACAAGAATTACAGGTATCAATAAAATTATCTTTTAAGGGGCTTGTAGGTGAAAACTTTTTTGTACTTTCTTCATCTGATAATGCAATATCACAAATGATGCATCTCATGTTAATTCCTTTTAAGTGTTCAGTATTATAGCCTTAGTAATAAAACATAATACTATTGCCGATAAAATGATATAAAAAATCCTTATAGTTATCATTTCACTTTTTAACTCTTCCCTCTTATGTATTAAATCATATATCAAATTGGATGTTGGATAAACAACAAGGTACAATGCCCCTAAAGTTAACCAACATCCCATTGTAAGCAATGCCTCACTAGCCATTTATAAAATAAACCAGAGAGGGATTGATAGACAAGCAAGCCCTAAGATAATTACGAACAATCTCTCAGATTCCATTGATGATTTATTGATTTGAGGTACTGATTTACTTACATTCTTACGTAAGGTTTTAGGACTAACGATAACGTTGAATCCATTACTCTCAATTAAATCTACTTGTATGTCTATGTCAGATAACTTCTTATCTTCTAATATCATAAGTATATACTCCATTGTTATTAATCAAATGTGATGAAAGGATAACGATAAGTATTTTTCATCATTGCTGTAAGTCAATATTAATATTAAGTGTTACCCTTACAACACAGGGGTGAGTTTACCATATTTTTCGGTAAAAGTAAATACTCAGTAATAAAATAAATATCTTGACATTTTAAACCCCTATCCCTTAATATATTTCGTACATAAACAGAGGAGGAAGTATGTCAAAAAAAGATTATAAAGTACAAACATTACAAGACGTTATAGATAAAGATGAAATAATGACACAAGAACTTGTGGATGAAATGAAATTAAATTGGGCTATCTCAGATGCAGTAGAAATAATTGAAAAGCATGGGGAAGAATACTTTATGGAAGAACTTAGAAAAAGAATAGACTAATCATGGGACAATCAAGAGGAAAACCATTACATAAAACATCATGTTCTTTATGTGGTAGTAGTAACGGTAAACAAATATTCGTACAGGAAGATGGAACAGGTGATGCTTATTGCTTTGCTTGTGAAACGTATGACCCCATGCAAGACACCACCAAAATTAAATACAAAGAGGAATCAACAGTTATGACTATGCCAGATATCAGTAACTTAAAAAGCTTAGAGATACCAGATAGAATGATTAGTAAAGATACCGTAGAATACTATGGTGTCAGGTTAGCTTTAAGCGAAGTAGACGGCACTACGATAACAGAACACTACTACCCTGACCATAACAACGGTGAGCTAATAGGTTATGAAGTTAGGGATTGTATTAATAAAAACTTTAAGGCAGTAGGTAATCGTAAAGGTGAGTTTGATTTATGGGGACAAAGTACAGCACCATTAGCCCGTAAGTTATTTATAACTGAGGGTAGGCTAGATGCTATGGCTCTACATCAAGTCATATTAGACAACACCCCACCTAAGTATGCACAGTATAAACCCGCAGTAGTATCTTTAACTCGTGGTGCAACATCCGCTAGTAAAGACTTACTACACAACAGGGATTTTATAAATAAATATCAGGAAGTTATCTTATGTTTTGATAACGATAGTGCAGGAAAGAAAGCAACGAAAGATGCACTAAAGATTATACCACTAGCAAAGGTAGCTATACTCTCAGAGAAAGATGCAAGTGATATGTTAGTGAAAGGTAAAGGAAAGGAATTGTATCAAGCTACTGTTTGGAATGCTCAAGTTTTAAGACAAGGTGAAGTAGTAGATGTTCACGACTTTATAGATAAGGCTATGGAGAAACCCCAGATGGGTTTAACATTTCCCTGGGCTACTGTTACTAGGGCTTGTTTTGGTATTAGACCGCATACAATTCATGTGGTTGGAGCAGCACCTAAGATTGGTAAGAGTGACCATTGCTATCAGTTAGTACATCATCTCGTATACAATGAGAAAGTAAAAGTAGGTATGTTTGATTTAGAAAACTCACCCGTAAAAACTGCTAAGAAGTTAGCCAGTAAAGAGGCTAAGTTAGATTTTACTAGACCTGATAAAGAATACTCAGACGAATTACTAAGAGATACTTTAGAATCATTAGAGGGTAAAGTTAGATTTTATGATAGGTCTGGCAGTAGGGATTGGGAAGATATAAGAGTAGCAATAGAGGAAATGCATTTGTTAGATGGTATTAATATATTTATACTAGACCCGTTGACTGCCCTTATTTCACGATTTAGTTCTTCGGATGCTAATGATAAGCTCAATGAGATATGTACAGATATGTCGGATTTAGTTTCAAATTACCCTATTACTATATTCTGTTATTCTCATGTTAACCCTAAACCAAAAGGTGCTAAGACACATGAGCAAGGGGCTAAAGTTTTAAGTTCTGAATTTACAGGAAGCCGAGCTGCTGAAAAATGGTTTCATTATGGGCATGGTATTATGAGGGATAGAACGGAAGAATGTCCACCGGAAAGGAAGAATATGTCAACGTTTCAGATGCTTTTTGATAGGGAATATGGACAGTCTTATAGTGCTGATGTATACTTTGATGAAGAGACAGTAACTTATTTAGAACCGGACAGGTGGGGTAAAGCAAGAT